TAAATTTCAACGCAAATTTTATTATTATTCTTGCCCTGAATGCAGCGGGGTATTGAGCATAAAACAACAATACTGTGAACTTTGTGGCCAAGCCATAGATTGGAGTATGGAACAATAAAAGCAATGTGGCGCAAAAATATTCCGTACGGAATAAGGATATTCTATTTTGGAATATTTTACAGCAATAGGAAATAGAGAGATAATTCATGAAGTGTTCTGTTTGTGGAAGAAAATTAATAAGTCCTAAAAGTCAAGCGGCAGGATACGGACCGGTATGCTATAAGAGATTATTTGGCGGCAGTTTGCGGAGAAATACTGAAAGTGGAAAAATATCCACAGATTTTATGCCTCACTATGAAGTCCCAGGGCAAATGTCTATAGATGATTTCATAGAAATGCCCTAGGGAAATGAAAAAGGAGAGTGCTTGCGCAACCCTCCCAACAGACAAATGCATTATATCATATTTCGATATAGTTTGAAACAAATTATAGGAGGATAAGAACGTGGGCAAGGTAGATGTGGAAAAAATAATCGCTTTGAGAAATGCAGGTTGGGAATATGAGAAGATCGCTTGGGAAATGAATCTGGACTGTGATCAGGTAAAAGAGGTTATTGATCGGCAGAACGAGAAAAATAAATCAGCAGAGCCGCAGAATCCGGAAGAAAATCTGGTAAAAGGCCCTGTAATCATATCCATTACGGAAGATCAACTGAAAGAGATCTACGAAAGAGCGGCTACGATCGGAGCCAAAGAGGCACTCAGAATCTTTGAGCAGGAACGGAAGAAAGAATATGCAGGCCGAGCGGATCGGAGACTCCGAAATACCAAGCTGCTGTTGAGAAATTACCACATGCTGAAAGAACATGCTGAAATGTCTGTTTTCGGCAGAACACAGATGCAGGAATCCGCGTTTGATATCCTGGAGTCGATGATGGGACTTTATGATAATGAGGTTATCATCGAGAGCATCAGGCGCAGCGCTACGAGAACAGCAGTTATAGTATCACATATTGATACAATGTTCGGCTTGTACGAAGCGTACTGCGATCATTCCGCCACCAGAGACATAGATATGCGGCGGTATGAGGTGATTTGGGATATGTATATGGCAGATTCGACACTCACTGTTAAAGAAATAGCCAAAAAGCAAAACATGTCAAAGGAAAATGTATATGCGGATATCAAGGTAGCCATTGAAAGGCTGACGGCGTTAATATTTGGCGTGGACGGATTGAACGTTCAATAAATCCACCATCTAAAAAAAAATTACATTGACATAACATTGCAATCCGCGATACCATGTATTCGTAAAATCCTAAATACGTGAAGGGAGCTGGAGTAAACGCCAGCTCTTTTTTTATGTAATATTTCCGGGAAAGGAGAGAATTTAGCATAAGGAAAGCATAAGCTCCTCCAAAAAATAGATTGGAGGATAAAAATGAATCAAACAGTTGTGGTATTGATCGTCTACTCGGCAATCATGCTGTTATCAACAGCACTTTTAACCAAAAAGGAACATGATGTTGAAAAGTTCTGCGTAGGAAACAGGACTGCAGGGTGGTTTATGTCTGCTTTGAGCATAGCGGCCACTTGGATATGGGCACCGTCATTATTTACATCGACCGAGAACGCATATACGAAAGGCTTTGCAGGGCTTTTCTGGTTCCTGGTTCCGAATGTGTTGTGCCTGATCTTGTTTATACCGTTTGCTAAAAAAATAAGGGCGGAGATGCCGCGAGGAATTACATTGTCCGGCTATATGTATGAAAAGTATGGCTCAAAGCTGGTGAGAAATGTCTATTTGTTCCAGCTTGGAGCACTGTCGGCACTTTCGACTGGGGTGCAGCTTCTGGCCGGAAGTAAAATATTGAGTATGCTGACCGGCATATCATTTTCTGTTATGACGATCATAATGGCCGTGATCGCATATTCATATTCGCAGTTCTCCGGAATAAAGGCATCGATGCTTACAGATGCGATTCAGATGATATTTATGCTGATTGCCAGTGCTTGCTTTGCCATATTTGGCATTAGAAGCGGCGGCGGTGTGGAAACGTTGATAGCTGGATTAAGTGGTATAGAAGGAAACATCGGCGGCCTTTTCTCGAAAAGCGGCATGGATATATTTCTTGGGTTCGGACTTCCGACAACTGTAGGACTTATGTCCGGACCATTCGGAGATCAATGCTTTTGGCAGAGGGCGTTTTGCGTTAAAAAAGATAAGATCGGTGTGGCGTTTTTCATCGGTGCTATACTGTTCGGCATTGTTCCGCTGTCCATGGGACTTCTGGGATTTGTCGGCGCTGGAATTGGATATGCCGCTGGGGATGTCGGAGTAATCAACTTCGAACTAATCAATGCGCTTTTACCGAAGTGGACGGTGATCCCGTTCTTGTTTATGATCGTGTCGGGCCTGTTGTCCACAATAGACAGCAACTTGTGCGCTGTATCATCCCTCACGACAGACATTTTACATAAAAGTACAATTGGGAAAACAAAGATTTCCATGATCGCGCTGTTACTTGCCGGGATTGCAGTTGCAAATATTCCTGGATTAACTGTTACACACCTATTCTTAATGTATGGGACATTGAGATCTGCGACGCTACTCCCCACGATGCTTACGCTTGGAGGAGCTAAGATAACGCAGAAAGGAATTGTTACCGGGATTATTTCCGCGTTACTGATCGGCTTGCCAGTATTCGGATATGGAAACATACACAATATTGTTGGCTTAAAAACGGCTGGAAGCCTGTTAACGGTACTACTTTCCGGTATCATAGCACTAATAATGAACAGAATGGGAGGTTTGAAACGTGAGTAACATTGCACTTGGAAAGAAACAGAGGATAAAAAACGAAGACTGGGTTGCAGTCTTAGATAAGATAGAACAATCAGTGAGCCGGGAAGAACTGGATCGTCTGGTTGATAAGACAATCGAGGAAATTAAGAAGAAGACAAATGGAAAAAAAGCCGCGTATGCTTGGAGCGGCGGAAAGGATTCCCTCGTTCTTGGCGAGATCTGTCGCATGATCGGTATAATGCCCTGTGTGCTCGTTATCTGCAATTTGGAGTATAAAGCATTTACAGAATGGGTAGATAACAATAAGCCTCCGGAATTGTCCATAATAAACACGGGGCAGGATATGCAATGGCTCGCTGCACATCCGCACATGCTTTTTCCACAAGATAGCAAATATGCTGCACAGTGGTTTCATATTGTGCAGCACAGAGGGCAGGAAAGATATTATAGAGAAAACGGATTGGATATACTGTTGCTCGGCCGGCGCCGCGCAGATGGGAACTATGTAGGCAAAGGCGATAATATATATACCAACAGCAGAGGGATCACGAGATACAGTCCGTTATCTGACTGGACTCACGAGCATATTCTGGCATTCATCCATTATCACAATATTCCGATGCCGCCTATCTATGATTGGAAGAATGGGTATCTTTGCGGTACTCATGCATGGCCGGCCAGACAGTGGACGGGAAATACAGAAAATGCTTGGTCCGAAATATATGAGATCGATAAGAGCATCGTTGCAGATGCCGCAGAATATTTCGAGAGCGCAAGAATGTTTCTGGAAAAACAGAATTAAAGTGGCTATTTGCAGATAGTACATCATACGTTATTCGTTCCTCCAAATATATTTAGGAGGAATGCGATATGAAAGTGGTAAAAATGAAACTGTCCGAGTTGGTAAAGCCGGACAAAAACGTCCGTATACATACGGATAAGCAGATCAAGGAGTATCGGCGCAGCGTGGAAATGTTCGGGCAGATTCGTCCGATCGTTGTCGACGAGAATAAAGTCATACTTGCTGGCAGAGGATTGTATGACACGCTTGTCGATATGGGAAGGGACACAGCGGATGTGTACCAGTACGATAATTTGACGGAAAACCAGAAAAAGAAGCTGATGATTGCTGACAACAAGATTTTCAGCCTTGGAATTGACAACATGGAAACACTCAACAGTTTTCTGGAAGAATTGCAGGAAGATTTAGATATTCCCGGATTTGATGAAGAAATATTAAGACAAATGGTGTCTGATGCTGAGGAAATAACCGACAAGTTATCCGAGTACGGAACACTGGATGAGGAAGAAATTGAGAATATAAGAGAAAAAGGAGCGCGAAAAAAGCAACAGATCCAGAGCCTAAGTGACACATGGGGTGACAGTACACCCAGGAATGTTTCGACAGCGCAGATTCAACAGGAATTCAATCCGAATGGGGATAACGAAGACGCCGCAGAAATCAAAAAATTCGTTATTTGCCCCAAATGTGGAGAGAAAATATGGCTATAAAGCGGTGCAGAGCCAGCATCAATGTTGTGGAAGCTGCAAAGATGAGGATAAGAAATGTTTTTGGAAACGGATTGCCAGTGTATATGTCTTTCAGCGGCGGAAAAGACAGCCTGTGTTTGGCACAGCTTGTTTTTGAACTGATACAGGCCAGAGAGATCAATCCGGAGCAGCTTATCGTACAGTTTATAGATGAAGAAGCTATTTTCCCATGCATAGAGCAGAAAGTGCGCGAATGGCGGAAAAAGTTCATGCTGATCGGGACAAAGTTTGAATGGTTTTGTCTGGAAGTAAAGCATTTCAACTGCTTTAACGAGCTATCAAACGACGAAACCTTCATTTGTTGGGACAGATATAAGAAAGACGTATGGGTACGGCAGCCGCCTGCATTTGCAATAATGGAGCATCCAATGCTACACCCACGAGTAGACGCATATCAAGATTTCTTGCCGAGGATTTGCGCAGATGGTATTACCATTACAGGAATAAGGACCGCGGAATCTGTTCAGCGATTACAGAGTGTGGCGACCATGTTGAGAGCGGGGAAAACCATGACGAACAGACAGCAGGTATTCCCGATTTATGACTGGACCAACAATGATGTGTGGCTATATCTCCTAGAAGAAAAGGTTGATATACCGGAAATCTACCTGTTTCTATGGCAGGCAGGAACGAGAAAAGGACAACTGAGAGTATCGCAGTTCTTTTCCGTTGATACTGCAAGGAGCCTTGTGAAAATGAATGAGTATTATCCGGATCTTATGGAAAAGATCATTCAGCGGGAGCCGAATGCATATCTAGCTACCCTGTATTGGGACAGTGAGATGTTCGGAAGAAGCAGTGTAACAAGGAAACATAATGAACAGGGAATGACTGAGAAAGATTACAAGGCAGCCTTGTTAGAGCTATTTGCTGATATGGATGGCAATTTTCGAACCGCCCATAAGAGATATGTGGCCGAAAAGTACAGGAATTTTTTTCTGAGCGTTTCGGCTATCGTAGACAATAAGGATTGCAAGTCGATTTATGAGGGATTGATTTCCGGAGATCCTAAATGTAGGACGTTTAGGGCGCTATACCAGAGGATATATGGTAAATACATCGTAGAAGCTAAGAAAAAGGAGGGATTACCGAATGGATAAGAAATTATCGAGCCCCTTGGAGACGTTGCACTGGGTAGACATAGAGCGTGTTAGGCCAAATGATTACAACCCCAACAAAGTTTCAAAACAGAATCTGGAGCTGCTAAAGCAGTCGATCTTGGCAAATGGTTGGACGCTGCCGATAGTCGTGAGGCCGGATTACACAATAATAGACGGGTTTCATAGGTGGACCGTAGCTGCAGAGGAGCCTTTAAAAACTATGCTGGACGGGAAGGTGCCAGTCGTGATTGTCAGTCATAAAGATAAGGCGGGAAATATATACGGAACCATTACACATAACAGGGCGCGAGGCACACATTTGCTCGAACCCATGAAGGCGATCGTGAAAGAGCTGCTTAATGAAGGAAAAACTGTAGAGGAAATAGGAAAGCAGCTTGGAATGAGGCCGGAAGAAGTGTTCAGACTTTCAGAATTCTCGAAAGAGGACTTCTTGAAAATGATGATTAAGCCGAATCAAGGTTTTTCTGACGCAGAGTTTATTACGAAGATTTGACGATAAGTCATATAATATTCGTGAACAGTACACGGGAGGGAAAACACCCTCCCGTTATCTGTTGCCACGATTGCAAAACGAATAGGAGAGAGGTGGTGATATGCCGAGAGCGCCAAGCGAGAAAATGTCGGAGGCCGAAAAGCTGTTCAAAGGTGGAATGGCGATGGTCGATATTGCAAAAAAGTTAGGGGTTTCTGACGGTACGGTTCGCAGTTGGAAAAATCGGTATGATTGGGGAAACAAATCAAAAAAAAACAAACGCAACGTTGCAAAAGAAAAGGATAGCGCAAACGCAACGTTGCAAAAGAAAAAGCGCGGCGGGCAAAAGGGAAATACAAACGCCAGAGGTGGATCAGGCAATCCGAATCCGAACCCGCCACCAGATCATACTGTTCATGGAGGATACAAGGCAGTATTCATGGATGCCCTCGATGAAGATGAAAAGGAACTTATTGATTGTGTACCGAGCGATGCAGAGGAACTTCTGCTTGAACAGATACAGCTTTTTTCCATAAGAGAGAGAAGAATACTGCAAGCTATCAATAAGTATCGTCTGCAAAAAGGAGATGTGGCTGTCCAAGGAGTCAATCGTTTTGAAACAAAGCGAACTTTCGATAACAAGGATGATGAGTGCGAGTATAAAAGACGTCAGAGGGACAAAGTGGATAATGGAGACATTCTTCCTGGTAATTCATATAGTTCGCAAACGTTTACTACAAACAAGGATTTGCTTATTGCTAGATTGGAGCAGGAATTATCGACCGTACAGGGAAAAAAGACAAAGGCCATTGAAGCGCTGTGCAAGTTAAGAGTTGAAAAGACAAAGATCGAGAGTGAGAACTCTGGAAATGATACGGTTGATGATTGGATTTCCGCTGTTATTGGAGAAGAGGAGGAAGAAGATGGATAAGCGAAAACGGCGCCAATTATTCTTCAGGAAAAAGATTCCCCTATACCGAGAGGATCCTGTTTTGTTTGCAAATGAAGTGCTGAGATTCACGCCGGACACATGGCAGAGAGGCGCTCTTTCTGATCTTGCCAAAAATCCGAAGGTTGCAATAAAATCCGGCCAAGGTGTTGGGAAAACTGGACTTGAAGCAGTGGCACTGCTGTGGTTCTTGTGCTGCTTCCCATATCCGAGGATCGTTGCGACCGCTCCAACGAAGCAGCAATTGCACGATGTGCTTTGGTCAGAAGTAAGCAAATGGATGAGTAGGTCTACGTTGCTCTCAGAAATCCTAAAATGGACAAAGACATATATTTATATGGTTGGCAATGAAAAGCGTTGGTTTGCGGTCGCTAGGACGGCTACCAAGCCAGAGAATATGCAAGGTTTCCACGAGGATAACATGCTGTTTATCGTGGATGAGGCTTCTGGAGTTGCTGATCTAATCATGGAGGCGATTCTCGGTACGCTTTCTGGTGGAAATAACAAATTATTGATGTGCGGGAACCCGACAAGGACATCCGGCACTTTTTTTGATGCCTTTAATGCTGATAGAGCATTGTATAAATGCCACACGGTATCCTCTGCAGATAGTCCGAGAACCAATAAAGAAAATATAGAATCCCTCATACGGAAGTACGGCAGGGAGAGCAATGTGGTACTCGTCAGAATATTTGGTCAATTTCCAAAGCAGGAAGACGATGTATTTATCAATCTCTCAATCATTGAAAAAGCAACCATGTTAGAACCTCCAGAAGACGTTCCTATCAAGCGCATATCCTTCGGAGTTGATGTGGCACGATATGGCAGTGACGAAACAGTGATAGTGAAGAATGTGGACAGTAAGATCACTTTGCCGGTCATGTTTCGAGGTCAAAGCCTCATGACTACAGTCGGAAAGGTTGTGCAGCTTTATAAAAACGTGATTGTAGAGTATCCGCAGTACAGAGGCGAGATATACGTCAATATTGACGATACCGGTCTGGGAGGCGGGGTTACTGATAGACTGGAAGAGGTTAAGATTGAAGAACATCTCACAAGGCTTGTTATTGTTCCAATCAATGCTGCTGGAAGAGTTCCTGAAGATATGGTAGAAGATGGAAAAGGCAAGGTTAAGGCATGTGATACCTATGATAATTTGACGAGCTATTTGTGGGGAAATGTGAGAGAGCATTTGAGAATGGAGGAAATCATTCTGGAAAACGACAACGATCTTGTCGCGCAACTGTCATGCAGAAAATATAGACTTACCAGTAGGGGTAAGATTCAGTTAGAGAGCAAGGAAGATATGAAAAAAAGAGGAATTGATTCTCCAGATAGAGCGGATGCAGTGGCTCTGTCTTGCTATGAAACGAAGGTATTTAACATTGATAGCTTATTATAAATCATCTAAGGAGGGTAGAAGGATGAAAAGCAGTATTCAGGAATATATCCGGGAGCAGAATGGCAAGCGCATCTTGGATATGAAACATTCTGAGTCAGAAGGCATGAAAGATACAATGCGCCATGACGGGTACAAAAACATGCTGACTAAGTATGGTACACAGCAAGACAGTTCTACGGCATAC